AATATAAAATTAATAAACCCTTATGTAAAACTCATTGTGATAATATTTCAAAAAGTCTTATTAATAATACCAGAGCTTTAGGACATAAACACACAAAAGAAACTTTATTAAAAATTAGTAATTCAAATAAAGGTAAAAAAAGAAGTGAACAAGCAAAACAAAACATAAGCAATTCTTTAATAGGAAAAAATTATATTGATTTGCATGGTGAAGAAGAAGCAAAAAAAATTAAAAATAAATTAAGTTTAAGTAAAAAAAATATGCCGCAAAAAACTTGTATACATTGTGGAGTCACAGGAAAAGGCAGTAATATGACCAGATATCATTTTAATAATTGTAAAAAGAAGATTTAATGGCAAATACAACGTACAATAGAATCATTCGTAAACTAGTCGTAGGTTTTGGTAACCTATTTGACAACATTACCTTGGTTCGTTACAATCCAGATAACTCAGAAGCGGAACGTTTTATTGTTCCTATTGCTTATGCGGCCAAAGAATTGTATGTACAAAGACTTGAAGGTGATCCAAACTTAGATAAAAAAGTTCAGATGACTTTACCACGTATGTCATTTGAAATGGTTGGTATGACTTATGATGCCAGCAGAAAACAGAATACAAACTTCAAACAGTTTAACCAAACATCGTCTGGTGTTATATCACAATATAATCCTGTACCATATAACTTTGATTTTAACTTATATCTGTATGTAAGAAACATTGAAGATGGAACACAAATCATTGAACACATTCTTCCATACTTTACACCAGATTATACAATCAAATTAAATCTTATTCCTGAAATGGGAATTGTTAGAGAAATTCCTGTGGTGTTAAATAGTACGTCACACGAAACAACATATGAAGGACCAAGAGATTCTGATCCTCGTATGATTATTTGGACCTTAAACTTTACAGTCAAAGGTTATGTGTTTGGTCAAATCAGTTCTGCTGGTTTAATTACAACATCTATTACAAATATATTATCTTTACCTGAAGCAAGTCAAAGTGTTGTGTTCAATATGGCAAACACAGGTGTTGGTTCTTATCAGGCAGGTGAAGTTGTTTATCAAGGTTATACAGTCAATTCATCAACGGCTTCTGCCAAAGTTTTGACTTGGACTGATAATCAATTGACATTGACAGACATACAAGGTAACTTTGTGTCTTCACATCCAATTATTGGAGGAACAACTAATTCAAATTATGTGTTTACATCATATTATATTCCTTCAATAGATTATGCTCAAATTGTTATAAAACCAAATCCAAGTAATGCTAACGCCAACAGTTCGTATACATATACCACCAAGGTAACAGAAACGCCGGAAATAACTTCGGAATATCCTAACAGTTAATTTAAAAGACTCACAAAATGGCAAAAACTCTACAATTTAGAAGATACGATTCAGCAAATGTGGCAAACACAACGGGTGCCATTGGTGAATTGATTATGGATACATCAAAAAACATCATCACATTACATGATGGTGTTACTGCTGGTGGCTGGTCAACAACACCTTTGGCATATGCTCAATCTGCTTTTGCAAAGGCTAATTCGGCATTGCCAAACACAGGTGGTACAGTCAATGGTAATTTAGTTGTAACCGGTAAAATCAATGTATCATCCAATTTGATTGTAGGCTCAAGTATAGTATCAACACCAGGTTCAGGCAATAATATTATTTTAAATCCTGACGGGTTCGCTGATGTTATAATTACACCTTCTACCGAATTATATGTACAGAGTTCAAACAATGCAGTAAATGCTTATACTGGTGCTGTTGTTATTTCTGGTGGTCTCGGCGTGGCTAAAGATGCTTATATTGCTGGCAATCTGACTGTTTTAGGAACAACAACATATGAAAATACAAATGTTACAAATGTATCAATTACAACAATAGATACTGTAAATATTGCAAACACAACAGCATCTATTTCAACTACAACTGGTGCTCTAATTGTGGCTGGTGGTGCAGGTATTTCTGGTAATTTAAATGCAACAAGTATTACTACCAACAATTTAACTACAACAAATACTACTACTAGTAATTTAACTGCAACAAATACTACTACTAGTAATTTAATTGTATCAAATACTACTACTACTAGTAATTTAACTGCAACAAACATTACTACCAACAATTTAACTACAAAAAATACTACTACTAGTAATTTAATTGTATCAAATACTACTACTACTAGTAATTTAATTGTATCAAATACTACTACTACTAGTAATTTAACTGCAACAAATACTACTACTAGTAATTTAATTGTATCAAATACTACTACTACTAGTAATTTAACTGCAACAAATACTACTACTAGTAATTTAACTGCAACAAACATTACTACCAACAATTTAACTACAACAAATACTACTACTAGTAATTTAACTGCAACAAACATTACTACCAACAATTTAACTACAACAAATACTACTACTAGTAATTTAATTATTAATGGGGTAACATCAACAAATGGTACTGCAAACATTATCGGAACATTGAATGTGTCTGGTAATGTTTCAATGAATTCACAGGTTGTTATCACTAACACATCGTTCTCTGCTACACAATCTGCAGTGGTTATTGCTGGAACACCAACAGTTGCATTACCAATACAAGATGGCTATATGTTGCACATTTCTGGTAAACAAAACGTATCTACTCGTATTATTTCCGATTCGTTTGGTGCAAATGCAAATACATATGTTGTTTATGCAGGTCGTGCCTCTAGAGGTAATGTATCTAATCCAACCGCTGTACAATCAGGAGATATTTTGTCTCGTTTTTCAGGCAACGGTTACGGCACAACAAAGTACCAAACATTCGGTACCGGTCGTATAGACTTTGTTGCAACAGAAAATTATACAGATTCAAATACAGGTTCACAAATTCAATTTTGGACTTGTCCTGTTGGAACAAACACATTAACGCAAATTTCTACTTTTAGTGGTACTTCTGTAATATTTACTGGTACTGTTCAACCACAAAAAGGTTTTATCTATACCCCAATAATATATCCAGGTGCTCAGACTGCTATCACTATTGATTTTTCAAACAATTCTTTAATACGTGCTCAGACCGCAACCGCATTAACAGTAACATTATCTAATTTGTTGGCAGGAAAAGAAGTCGTGGCATGGATTACCAACACAGCAGGTACCAGCCAAACATTTACTCACGGACTTTCTGCAATAAATTCAACAATAAATGCTACAACTTATAGTATTCCATCAACTTCAACAATACTTGTAAGATATATGAGTATTGACGGTAATACACAAAATACTTTTGTTGCTATTACACACGCATAATAACTAATAAACCATGAGTAATTTTGAAAAAAATATGGAGAAAATATTTGATGTGACACCTATGGAGGTTTCAAAATCTCCTGTTCCTGTTGTTACAAACTACAATCTTCCTGATGTTGAACAAGATTTGACCGATGCATATCAGCAGTCTAAAGAAAACATACAAGAGATTATTGATTCTGGTAAAAATGCAATGGAAGAAATACTCCAGATTGCCAAAGCAGGTCAACATCCACGTGCCTTTGAGGTTTACGCCACACTTCTAAAGAACATGACAGAAGCCAATGACAGACTTCTAAAGATTCAAAAAGAAATAAGAGACATGGATAAGAAAAAAGAAGTTAATCATACCAATATAGACAAAGCAATATTTGTTGGTTCTACCGCAGAATTGAGTAAGTTTTTAAAAGATAATGGCAACAACAATAAATAAAAAAGAATCTTACCGTGATAATATTTTATTAAAACGTACAGGCGTCACAGTAAATTACACCAAAGAACAACTTGATGAATACATTAAGTGTTCTCAGGATCCAATCTATTTTTCAAAATACATCAAGATTATTACACTAGATGAAGGTGTGGTAGACTTTGAAATGTATGATTTTCAGAAAGACATGATTAGAACCTTCCATGAAAATAGATTCGTTATTACAAAATGTCCCCGTCAGGTGGGTAAGGCTTTAGATATTGAAACTCCTATATTAACAAGTAATGGTTTTATTAAATTAAAAGAAATTACTATTGGTGATACCATATATGGGCCTGATGGAAAGCCAACTAAAGTAACTTTTATAACAGAAATTATGGAAAATAGACCATGTTATTTGGTTACTTTTTCTAATGGCGATACAATTATTGCGGATGAAGAACATTTATGGACAGTTAATTCACAAAATTGG